CTGATGAATGCTAAACCCTAATACGTTGCTTGTTAGGTCTGTTGTTGTGCTAGCGTCTAGAAACTCGACCTGCCATGTGCTTGTAACGGTCATTTTCTTACAAGGTTGTTTACTGCTAGCGGTATGCTTCCGTTGCGCCTTACGTAGTCTTCTAGGGCTTGTACGACGTCGTTGCCGTCAGCACCAGCAGGCATGTTAACAGTTATGTTCATAGTGCCCATACCGCCCATTTTTGATAAGGGGATAACTGCTTCCGGTTCACCGCCTTCGCCGATCATAGCTAAAGTAGGACGCGTAACAATGCCACCACTAGCCAAGTTTGGTATAAATGGTGCTAATACTTTGCCTACTGGCGTTTCTGCAAATGATTTTCTAGCTGTTTCGCCTATTTCGCCGCCACCTGTTAGCACCGGACCTACAACTTGTTTAGATAGTTCAATTAGGCGTTTAATAAAATTGATTGCTTTTTCTACCGTTTTTATAAATTCTTTTGTGTCCTCAACTAAGAAGTCAAATATTTGCCCTAGTTTTTCGCGTGCTTCTGGTGACGTTGCTACAAGTAACGCTATAGCGCCTACTATTGCGCCTACTGCACCTGCTATAGCCGCCATGGGTACTACTGCAAGCATAAGCGAAGCTTGCAAAGAGCCTAACGCTACTTGAACTGTTGTGTACCATGCTGTTGCTATCATTGCGGCTTTAAAAAGTGCGTATGCTGTTGTTGCGCCACCTATTGCACCGGCTAACGCTGTGTATTCAAATTTGTTGTCTTTTATGTGTTGTACAACTGTGTCAAAAGCCTTCGGTATTTCTGTTTGCGCCATGTCGAATAGATTCTGCATTGCTGGTATAACGTCGTCATTTATGACGTCTTTTATTTTGTTAAAACCGGCTACTAACGCTGGTATAACCGTTTCGCCTACTATTTCCTTAATTGTGCTTGCTATCTTCGGTAGAAACTCTACTGCTAGGTCTTTAACTGGTATCAGTAATTCTTTAACTTTGTTAAATACGTCCTGTATTTTTGGTGACCAACCCTCAAATTTAGTTATAAGCCTGCCAGTAACGTCCGCCATTTTCTCAGCAATAGGCAACAACACCTGCCCCAACGTAATACCCAAATCCTTTAACCTAGCGTGCAGTATTCGTTGCGTGTTCGCCAAACCTTCACTAGTGCGCTTAAAATCGCCTGTAGCGCCCTGCTCTCCCAGTTGTTGCATAATAAGGCTATGGCGTGCAAGTATCTTCTGACCTTCGCTTAATTCCTCACCCTGCTCTATTAATCCCATGTTGAGGGCTTCTGTTTCGACAGCGGCGGCATTCATTAACACGCCAATAGATTGCAACGGTTCTACACTACCCCTAAGCCCAGCGTTAAGTTTCTCCAGTGCTTGTTCTGGTCGTAGATTATTAAAGCTAGCAACGTCAGCAGACAATGTAACTAGGTCGCTAGCGAAGCCGCTTAGTTCGTCGCCTGTCAAACCGGCGGCTTTACCAAACACACCAAACGATGACGACGCTTCTAGAAACTCTGCGCGTGACAGCCCTACTTCTGTAGCGGCACTTTTCGCGGCGTCCTCAATACCCTTTGCGGCGCTACCGAATATCTGATTTGCCTTAGATAGTGATTCTTCAAAATCAACTGCTAAACCTATGCTTTTAGCGCCCAAACCTGCAAATGCGGCACCAGCGGCAACACTAAATTTACCTATCTGCTTTGTGACGTTGCCCAGTGATTGTGTGGCTTTACCTAACGCTTTGCGTAACGGTTTGCTATCACCGGCAACAACTACGTTAATGATGCTGGTTTTTTTCGCCATTTATAAGCCTGCCTTACGCTGTATTTTCTTGACACCCTTAAAATAGGCGTTGAATACTTCGCCCCTGCGCTGGTCTAACGCATCATATAGAAACGGTTGCGGCTGTATACCTCTTGCTGGGAATCCAAAGTGTATGACGCCTGCATACGGTACCCGTTTAAACCCTGCCCGCACCCTACCTGCGGTTTTAGTTCCTGCTGGGCGTATCGTATCAGCTAGATTGCCTGTGCGTCGTGGCACTATGTCTTTAGCACGGTCACTTACAAGCGTAGCAACGTCAAGATTTAAGGCTTTTAGGTCTTCTAGGTCGTTCCCCATGCGGCGTAGCTCTCTGCGTAATTCTTTGACGCCTGTCGCTTTGATACTTTGTGCCATGTTACCTGTTTCGCTTACTTGCTCGTTCTCTCTCTTTTTGTATGTCGTTGTGCGCCATTGTCAACGCTCGTAACTCGTACGGATCGCATTCTAAAAGCTGTGTATAAGGTTGTCTGGTGATGAGCGCTAACCGAGCGATTGTATATGCTGTGGCTCGCTTGTTAAAAAATCGGGTTCACTCTCCACTAGCGTTATATCTGCTATTTCGGTGCTTACCCACTCATCAAACAACTTAACTACCCTGCCGCTTTCGCGTGTAGCGGTCCATGCAAGCCAGCATATATGCTCGATGCTTGGGTCGTTACTGAAAGCCCCAGCTAGTGTTGTCTTAAATTCGCGTTCGAATGCTATTGCTGTCTTTAGGCTTATTGACACTGTATACGCGTCGCTGTCACCGCTTGGCGTAATTTGTAGCCTGATGTCTGACCCTAGCATCGTACTAGCTCGTTGCCTTTACGGGCGCCGCCGCCAGTTGCCAAGATATTGAATGCGTAGCTAATTCACCAATTGAACCATTAATTGAGTCCCATTCAGTCACTACACAACTGCAGGTAAAAGACGGGTTGGTCGCCGAGACGCTACCGCTTGCAGGTTTAACTACTACTGTCGTTACTGTGCCTATTAATGGGTAAATGGTTGCTTCTGTCTTTGACGCCGCAAAATCAGCATTGAAATCTATATCAATAGTGCCGTTTGTCAATCCGCCTATAAATGTGCGCGCGCTGTCACCCATAGCGGTTGTTTCTAAACTGTCGGCGCTTTGCGACAACGTCACGCTGGTAACGTAACTGCTTAGATCAACGCTATTAATGGTAACGCTTGCGTCGTTTAGCATAAATTCTGCCATTGTTTACTTATCCTTTTTTGTTGTAGGGTTTGTTTCTTTCAAATGTCCGCCCAGTATTAGGGCTTCTATGTTTGCGCCTGCTAACTGCTTATCTGTTACGCTGTCGCCTTTTTCGTGACCACTAAGGTTATCAGATGTCACTTCGTATTTACTCATGCGAGTACCTCCAAATCTAACTGTACGCCTAAGAATACCGCATCCGCAAAGGTTATGGGTCCATAGTTGCGTGCATTCGTAACTGTAACGCTTTTCGCTTCGCTACCTAGTGTCTGATCGGCTTCTAATGCTGTTGGCACCGTCACAAGATAATCGTTAAGCAGTTCCTGATTTGCTGTACTCTCGAAACGTTGCGCCGCTACCACAATATCAAACCGGCACGTTGCTAGCCCAGCGGCTACTGTACCCATTGCTTCATGGAACGTAATCGCATTGTTACTGGGCACGACTATAGCGCATGGTGGTGTAAGAAAGTCTGGAACGTAGTCATAACAACTTACAAATGCTTGCGGACTGCTGACGGCTTCTAACCGTGTTTTAATGCCTGCCCTAATGTTGTCGTAATCCACGACTATGCCGCCGCCGGTAGTTTCAACCCTCGTAGTAACGCTATCACTTCTGGGTCCGTCCTCGATATACGAACGAAGCCGACATCTACGCTACCAGCCTGAAAACCTAACGGACTGCTACGACGCTGATATAGCCTAGCGGCTATGACTAGCGCGCATTGCTTAACCTGATCAGGTACAGTCATCGCATAACCATAGAACGCTGTTACCTGCAACGTAGGGCGCCCGTAACGTCCCCTAGTGAATGAATCACCGTCAACACGCCTAATTACCCTGTATGGCGCTGTGTTGCCGTCTAGAACGTAATCTGTAGTGATTGTCAGCGTTGTATCGTAGGTGCCGTCTAGGTTTGTGTCTTCCTTAACAACTAATGAATCAGTTTTAGCAATATCGTCAACGTATACGGTGTAGTCGTCATAGGCTACATACGTTTTAGCGGTAGCGCTACTAGGTACTACGAATGTGCGCCCAGTGAGCTGATTAATCTCACCTTCTGCGGCAAGTATGGCGTTATCTATCGCTGTATCTTCTGACGTGGTGCCTGAAGGTATGCCAAGATAGGTTTTAACTAAGGCTTGCGTTGTGTAATTGGGCATAGCCTACTTCTTCTTAGCAGGTGCCTTTTTAGCAGGTGCCTTTTTAGCTGTTTCCTTCTTAGGTTTGTTTACTCGGCTAGGTGCTTGTTTTTCCCATAATGATTTTGACATTGTGTTCCTTTCTGAGAGGTGAGAGACGGCACCGGCTACCAGTGCCGCCCCTCAAGACTCAATTTAGAATGGATTTACCAATCCGGTGCCTGACAGCATACTAATTGATGCTGGGTAGCGCCCACCAATAAAGCATGCGTACTGGTATGCAACAAGCGTAACCGTGAGGTTTAAGCCTGCTGTTTGGTCCATTCGCACCATTACTGGTTGTGTGTTGTCTTCAAATAGGAGCATGTCTGCGCGTCGAACAATGAAGATTACGTCTTCGTTGCCGCCTGCACCTGCCGCAGTTGATATCTTGCCTGATGTTACTACTGGCAGACCTGCAACGCTTGCGCCTGTGACGCCGTAACCTGCAACTGGTCCTACACCCATAGAATTGGTAGGAACCTGCTGGCTGGGTACAACAAGGGGGCGTCCGCTAGAATCTGTCTCACTTTGTAAGAAAGCTAATCTTCGTGGGTGCATTACCAAAAGATCAGCGCCTGCAAAACGGTTGCTGTTTATTTGTTGTATGCCGTCTACAATTTTTTTGTAGAGTTCAGCGCCTGTAGGTGACCCGTCAGTATAGGTGACACTGTTAATGCCACTAATGTTTGATAGTCCAAGCAAGTTGCCTGATGACCCTGAACCGTTAAGTACTTGGTCTTCTAGCACTGTTGCTACTGCGCCCATCATGTCAGCGGCGATAAGTGTATCTATGCCGGTGCCACGATCAATGGCTTGCCTTGATATTTGCTGACCAGAAGCGATAGTGCGAACGTCTACGGTAAGTAGGGTGTCGTCAATATCTGTTTCTGATACTGCGTTATTTTCGGCGGCTTGAGCGGCGGCAGAACTGCCGGTGGTTACACGACTAATGTTTATTGTCATGCCGTCATCGGGTAGCGGTAGGCTTGTGCATTGGTCAGCAAATGGTCGACCTGCTCTCGAAAGCTCAGCGGCGAGATTTGTAAGAAAAGATGGAACGACAAGACCGGCGTAGTTTGCGGTTGTTCCGTCCCTGTGTTCAATGTCCATTTCTTGCCTGTGTCGCCTAATACGGTCGCTGGCTTCGATGTCATTGTTGTATTGCATGTTGTAAAGGTCACTAAAGAAACTAACGCTACGGTTGTGCTCTGAGTAGGTTAGGGGTTCGTTTGTAACAACTACGTTGCCTACTGCCCGTGTTTCGCTGTCATCAGTAGCGGCTACTTCAGCGCGAAGCTTAGCGGCTTCCAAGTTAGCGGTTTGTACGTCCCTTAATTCTTGGATACGGACGTCCAGCTCGGACGCTCTTGTTGCCAAGTCTTTAAGACTGGCGTCTTCTGTTTCTGTGAGGTCGCGTTCTTCGTCAGCGGCACGGTTTACTAAGCCTTCTTGTGCGGTGCTGATCTCTGCGCGTTCCTCAACCAGTTGGTCAAGTAATTTCATTATTTCTCCAAATAAATTGTTGTGATTATGTTATCTGGGTGTTTGCTAGGTGTTGGATTACAACGGCGTAGCATACGGCGCGGATATAAGCCTGATTGTAACCTACGGATTGTGTTAGTTCAAGGATTTGTTAAAAATAGAAATAGCCCCTACCGTAGTAAGGGCTACTCTATTATTTGTTTAGTACCACTTAGTTTGCTCAGTTATGCCGATTGTGCCGCTACCGCTACGCTCGATAATATTTACTGTCTCATCTGTACGCAGTCGATATGGATATCGTTCACAATTTTCTATGCGCTCAAACTGCACATAATCGCCATAAGTGAAATGAACGTTGTTAGCATAAAATATGTTATCACAAATTTTTACAACATCGCCATTTTCTAAATCACTAGCTTTGATTGTTACCATGTTTTCTCCTTTCTGTTTCAACACCATTGTAGCACATTCAACACCAAAATCAAATTGTGTTTTTTAGTAATGGGTAAAAGTGCTGGTCAGAAAAAAAGACAAAACGCGCTGACCTGCTTAAATAAAAAAATAAAAAAAGTTTTTAAGGATTAGTTAAAAGATGTCGCCAGCGTGCTAGTCGTGGTACTAGTTCTTCGTCGTCAGGGTCGTATGCCCTAGTCGATAGTACTTGCGCTTCTTCGTACGCCGGTTGCGTGACTAGCCCTACATGATCCAGCTTCGCTTCTAAGCGTTGCACATGCTGTCTGCCGTCTACTTGCGTTGTTTTGTTGCGTACCGGTATAAAGCCAACTGATAAGCCGGTAACCATGCCTTCTTCTGCTAGTGTGCGTGCTTCTTCGCCTCTAGCGGTCCCTGCTAGCTTAAAATCGGCTATTAGCCCTGTTGCGGTTTTTTTCCAGCTAACACTCATGCCTATAGGGTGCCGTTGTGTGTCGTGTTGTTCTAGTAGCGGTATCCGGTTTCCTCGTTCTTTGATGCTTTTGTCAAATACGCCGCTTGACAGTGTTTCAATGTAGCGCCCAGTGTCGTAGCGACTTTGCCACGGAACGACGATTCCTACGATGTGATGCCCGTCGTTGTCGTTGCGTGTTTCTAGGTCACTAAATTCTATTGTTCGTGTTTCTAGTTCGCTCATTCTGTCACCTCAACAATCGTTTCTTCTTGCGGTAAATCTTCTATACGTCGTACTTCGTCTACTGACAAGAAGCCACTATCTAATGCTATTTTATGGGCTTCAAATCGTTCCCTGCGGTCTGCGCGTTGGAAGTCGTCAGTATCGAATAGTGCTACTTGTCCGCGTGGTAGTAGTCGGCTAAATGCTTGTTCTATGCGTGACATATAACCGCGTAGTGTGTAGGTGACAAATGAGCGGTTATCTTGTGTTACGTTGCTGTAGGTTTTGCTGTTGCCGTCAGTGCTGACGCCTACCATATGCGGGTACACCCCAAACACGGTACATAGCTGTTCTGCGCTGTAGCGTCTACTTTCTAGTAGTTGTAGGTCGTCAGGGGAGAAGCTCAGCGGCTGGTAGCTTAGACCGCCACTCAATACCGCTGGGCTTTTCTGCCGTCCCCCGTGCGCCTGTAGAAACGCGCTCTTTAGTTCTTTTGCTTCGTCCTGCGATAATTCGCTTGGGCTATTAATAACACCGCTAGGGATACTGCCGTTAACGTGCATTTCGCTAGCTGATTCGTCACCTGCAAGGCTTAAACCTAGTGTTCTGCGTTGCAGTTGTAACGGTCCAGCGCCCATAATATTGCCTGCGGATATGACCCCGCCCCTTATATGCAATATTTGTGATGCATCATACGTGTTTCTGTTCACCTTATAGATGATTTGACCATCGTTGAGCATCTGGACCGTTACAGCGTCAGGGGATAACAGAACAGCGGTTTGGTAAAAGTTGTTTCGATCGGTGTTGCCTAGTAAGAAGTAGGCGTTGCCGCGCATAACTAGACAACTAACGGCGCTTGCTATTGTTTCGATACGGGTAAAGTTGGGGTCAGGTTGTCGTAGTATTGCCGGTGTTGGGTCTAAGCGCTGATCGTCCCTGTAAGCATCAAAAGGCAGGCTACCTATGCTGTCGCTTATGAGTTGCACACAACGGTACGCTACCGGTATTGATAACGTTGTGCCTTCCGTAACGTTTAGCCCGCCTGTTAGGCTTTGTGGTGGTAGGTAACGGTCCGGCAGGGTTATTTGCGTACTGCGTGTTTGCCGTCCTAGTAAGCTGTTAATAATCATTTACTGTTTTCCAATGCCGCCCCTATCAGTACAGCTACTATGCCACTAGCAATTAAGCAGGCGGCTAGGTTCCAAATCAGGTATATAGCGAAACATATTGATGTTACGCCTATTAGTTCCAGCGATAACGCTAGGTATTTTTTTTCTATCATACTATATTTTGTCCTATGTTTAGTGTATAGCAACCTTTGGTGTGGGGTTGGCTAGGTTGTTTGTTAATGCGTATCGGGCAATGGTGCAGGCTACTAGTGGTGTTATGTCTACGTTGTCGGCGGTTTTGCGTGACCATGCCCATTGTTCGCCTAGTTTGCGTTTCGTTGCGCCTTCGATTGCGTGCTGTAGGCGTATGTCGCCCATGTGTGAGATAGTGCCGTCCTGTACGGCGTCGTAGAAGCTACCGCATGCCTGCCCGTACTGGCGCATATTTATAGGGACTATATGCACGCCTTCTGCTTCAAGCTCACCTATCAAACTACTAGCGGCGGCGCCTGAGTCTATAACAAACGGCATACGCCATTTCTGATGCAGTTGTAGTATTCGGTCCTTTAGCCAACCGATACGGTTTTCTGACTCAATAACTTCTAGTGCGGTGTATGCGCCATTAAGACCCGCCGCCCCGATGCTTGCCCTGTCCCTGTCTGGGCTTACATCTACACCAAACACCATGTAACTACCTATTTGTATGTCGTCGCGTTGTAGTGCCGCCCATTGTTCAGGGTCAATAACTGTCTGGCTTTTCAGGCTGTGCCAAATGTTTAGCCATTCTGACATAAAGATAAGCGGTTCTGTTGTTTGTACTGCTTCGCGTACGGCTTCTATTGTTACGCCTTTGTCTTCGCCTAGTGTGGGGATTGCTTCGTACCAGACGTCCTCATCGTATATGTCGCAGTCTTCAGCCGCCGCCCATTCAAGCCAACACAACGAAGGATTACCGGCATGCCCTAGCTTGCGGTAGTGCGATAGCATCGTCGAATATGGTCCGCCTGCGTTACTGGTTAGCCACATTTGTGCGCTTTTTTTCGTTGCCATAGTCGGCTGTAAACTGGCAACAAGCCTTAAATCATGCGTAAGAGCCTCATCAATTATTGCACAATCTACGGTTAAACCCCTACCGCCCTGCGCTGACGGCGTAACAATCCTGTACTGTGAACCGTTGTTCATGTAAAGCGCTTCTTGCCCGTTAGCGCGCACATAACGCTTAACACGTTTCGCGAACGGTGTACCCATTAATAATTCTACATGCTCATCAAAGCGCAATCTAGCTAAATTTCGGTCCTGTGCTGTGTAAATTGTGACGGTGCCGGGCTTGAGTAGTTCTAGTGCGGCGCGTATAGCGGCTAACGCTGTTTTACCGTTTTGTCTGCCTACGGTTACGCCTACTGTGCGGTAATGGTAGTTGCCTTCGGCGTCTAGTTCTAGCGCTACGTCCGCCACTTGCCGTTGCCACTCAAACAACTCAAAGCCTAACTGTTCGGCTACTTTCGCTAATTGTGCGCCGTGTGTTAGCCGGTCTGGGTTTCGTTCAGTCGCCCAACGTGCCGGTTTCATAATGGCAAGACTTCTTGTGCAATACGTTTTTTTGCTATTTCTACATATTTTTTTGACATGTCAATACCTATATATTGGCGGTTATGTTTCTGTGCCATTTTTAATGTAGTAC